CCCCAGAGACCAAGGTCTACATCGAATCAGGAGCATCACAGGCTGACAAGGCTGGGCTATCTCGTGAAGAACTTACTGAATTGGCCGCTGACTATCAGGAGTTCCTTGTCAATAACGCAGATCGTGCTGAGGGTTTTTTAGAGTTTGACTCACAAGTACTCGGCCTTGAATGGATAGAAGCGCAGCGTCCATTTTTCAGTAACGATCCCAAACTATGGGTCATCTGGCATCAAGAATACGGACAGAGTAAATTGGCAGAGATGTCAAGGAACTTCCACAATGTGGCTATACCTAATGACGAGATCGAGTCAGTAACTAACTTGGCCGCCTTAACAAGGACCTACTCCAACCAGTTTAAGGTCAACTACCACGCTATCGGATGTGCCAAGCCAGACAACCTGCGATCCATACCATTTGTCACAGCCAGCACATTGTCATGGCTATCGCCTATGCGTAGAGGTGAGACGATCATCTGGGATGGAGTACGTCTAGTGCGTTACCCAAAGAAGATGAAGGATCAGGCACGACCTCGCTACAAGAACATCGTAGACAAGGCTGGACTAGACTATTCCGAGTTTGTTAAAGATAGTACCCTTGAAGCCACTAGAGTAGCGGTCTGGTCATACAAGAAATTAGAGGAATCCATGGACAAGAAATCACCCAACTTCCACATTATCGAGGGTGGTAATGACAAGAACTTATCTGATAATAGTGAAGAGTTTATGACGGGGTTGATGGGATTAGATCTATCCGCTTCTGATAACAGTGGAGCAGAAGGGAGGAAAGTGGAGCGTAGTGGATCAGTAGAAAGAGCCCCTGAAGAGATGACAAACTTACCTGTCTTCGGGTTCAAGATGAAGACGATAGTCGAGACTGACGATGATGGCAAAGATGTTCTGATGGATGTCCCTGTCGTTCAGACACAGCAGACCTCTCTTCGTCAATGCGATACCTGCTTCGTTGCATCTAACTGCCCAGCGTTTAAGCCGCAAAATACTTGTGCATTTAATCTTCCAGTAGAGGTAAAAACAAAAGATCAACTCAAGTCATTACTGACTGCAATTATCGAAATGCAGGGGCAGAGAGTTGCTTTTATGCGTTTTGCAGAGGAAATGAATGGCGGATACGCAGATCCAAATTTGTCTCAAGAGATTGATCGCTTACTAAAACTTGTAGGCAATGTCAACGACATGGATCAGAATAAGGAGTTCATTCAGATCACAGCCAGCCGTCAATCCTCTGGTGGAGTCCTCTCTGCCATCTTCGGAGATCGTGCTCAGGCACTGCGTGAGTTGCCAGAGGCTCTCCGAGAAGATACAGTGACAAAGATTATCTCTGAATCAATCGAAGATTAACTTATCTGATAACAGCAGTTAACAGGGTGCAAATCATAGATCACCTGTAGTTGACCATTTTATTTTCTGATGAGTACTTCGCAAAGTTAACAGATGCATGATAGGTTCCCAAGCGCAATACTAAGCAACCCACAGAGGGGTATTTAGACATTTACAGAAATGGTAGGGGTTATGACAACATTATCTTTCAAACTGACTGAGGATTTCATTGGACCGTATCGCTCCAAGAAGGCGCCGTTCGGTTATCAAGATGCAGCGGGCAACTCAGTAGGAGAGATTACTTTCTTACGTACCTATTCTCGCCTAAAGGCAGATGGTACGAAGGAGACATGGGTCGATGTATGTGAACGTGTGATTAACGGAATGTATTCTTTGCAGAAGGATCACGCAAAGACAAACCGCTTGCCATGGTCAGATGCAAAGGCAGCAGCCTCAGCCAAAGAAGCATTCGATCGCTTATGGAACTTGAAGTGGACACCACCTGGACGAGGACTCTGGGTCATGGGAACTCCACTAGTCAATGAGCATCGCAACTCTGCAGCGTTGCAGAACTGCGCCTTCGTCTCAACTGGATCGATGGTCAAGACAGATCCAGCAAAACCTTTCGCATTCCTCATGGAGGCATCAATGCTCGGAGTGGGTGTGGGCTTTGATGACAAGGGAGCAGACAAAGACTTCACTATCTATGCACCACAAGGAGAAACTACATATGACATCCCAGACACCAGAGAGGGTTGGGTCGAAGCAACAGCCGCCCTCATCAATGCCTACCTCAAGCCAGATACGAAGGCTCCAGTATTTAATTACGAAGCGATCCGTCCAGCAGGCAAACCAATCCGCACCTTCGGTGGAACAGCAGCAGGAGCAGACCCGCTAATCAAACTGCACCAGTACATTCATGATCTGTTTAAGGATCGTGCTGGTCAGAAGTTAACTCGTCGTGACATTGCAGACATCGGCAACATGATCGGTGTATGCGTTGTATCTGGCAACGTCCGTCGCTCTGCAGAACTTCTTATCGGTCGCATCGATGATGAGGAGTTCTTGAACTTAAAGAATTACGAGAAGCACCCAGAGCGTCTGACTCATGGCTGGATGTCTAACAACTCCGTGGCTGTCAACGTGGGCGATAACCTTGATGGGATCATCGAAGGTATTGCCCGCAACGGAGAGCCAGGAGTTATCTGGATGGACATCTCCAAGCAATACGGTCGCCTTGCAGATCCAATCAACAACAAGGACTGGCGTATTGCAGGGTACAACCCATGTGCTGAGCAATCACTAGAGTCATACGAGTGCTGCACATTGGTAGAGACTTACTTGAATCGTCACACAGACCTTGATGATTTCAAGCGCACATTGAAGTTTGCATATTTGTATGCAAAGACTGTGACACTCCTTCCAACTCACTGGGAAGAGACCAACGCAATCATGCAACGCAATCGCCGCATCGGTACATCTGTATCAGGTGTTGCAAACTTTGCAGACACCAAGGGACTCCCAGTCCTGCGTCAATGGATGGATGAAGGCTACAAGGTCATCAAGTCATACGACACCAACTACTCAGAGTGGCTTGGTATCCGTGAGTCAATCAAGATGACAACAGTAAAGCCATCAGGAACAGTATCTATCCTTGCTGGAGAATCTCCAGGAGTTCACTGGACTGTAGGTGGTCAGTACTTCAATCGTGCAATTCGTTTCTCAAACAACGATCCAATGCTTCCACTATTTAAACTTGCTAACTACAGAGTAGAGCCAGCAAGTGAGTCTCCTGATACGACTTCGGTTGTCTTCTTCCCTATCAAGTCAGAGGCTAAGCGAAGTGAGAAGGATGTAAGTATCTACGAGAAGATGGCACTTGCTGCTACTGCTCAACGCTATTGGTCAGATAACTCTGTCTCTGTAACGATCTCCTTTGATCCAGAGAAAGAAGCCTCGGCTATTGGTACGGCTTTGCATATGTACGATGGTCAACTGAAGACTGTCTCATTCTTGCCTAGTGGTAACCATGTCTATCCTCAGATGCCTTACACACAGATCACTGAGAAGGAATACGAGGAGCAGGGCGTAATGCAACTGTTCCCTATCGACTTCTCTGGTGTGTATGCAGGAATGGCTGCTGATGCTATTGGTGAGGCTTACTGCACAACTGATGCTTGCGAAGTCAAACTGATTACTGACAACCAACCTAAATAATCTAGCAATAAAAGTAAAAGCCCTGCCTTCTGGTAGGGCTTTTGCTATTGCTTTAGCAATCGCACTCTTCTCCTGATTGCAGAATGCCTTCACCACGGCACTTGTAACATGCTTTTGGTGTGTCTTCTAGTATGGCTTTGCATTCAAGCCCTATGTGTCTTCTCAAAACCGTATCGCAATAATTTTTGTCTTGCATTCTTTTGGCGCTTGACTCTGTGATGATGGTGTGGCTATCCATAAGTAACTCGCAGTATGGGCAAGGCAACACAACATTTTTGCTTCTTGGATTCTCTCCATAGGCTTGCCACTTCCAGCCTAACTGAACTAAATCGCGCCAAAAGAGTTCTTCTATTTCAGTATCAGTAAGAGATCTCTCACGCCAAGGCTTATCGGTAAAGGGCAGTTCATCTTGAACCCACTGCTTGTCCTTGTGGTGTTGCTTTGGGAACTGCTCTTGCTTCTGGTATGGCTTCTGGTATGGCTTTGCTTTGCTATGGCTTATTGACTGCCAGTCCTGCATACCACCACTTGCCATGTTTGCCCCCTAACTAACTAACTCCACCTGGCTGCCAGGTAGAGTTACTTCGAAGATAGCCCCGCCATTTCTGACGGGGCTTCTCCTATTGCTTACTCTGTTGCTTTTCCTTTTGCTTTTGCTAGTGCTTTAGCACGAGACTCAGGGAACTGCTTCAACCACTCCTTGACTACTGGGTTGTTGACACCTTTCCATGCTCTCCAGTTCTTGCCTTGATTGCTCATGTGATAAGCAATCTGAGCGTTGACCACAGGATTCAACAGTTGGGCGTTGTACTCCAAACTGAACTTGTCCCTACGATCTTGTCCCAATGAGTCAATCATGTTGACTTGGAATAACCCGAATGAGTTATCCCCTGTCTCTCGATTGCCGTTGTGGGAGAGAGGGTTTCCTCTTGATTCCTTCATAGCGATAGCCCACGCATAGCGTAAGGCTTGCCCTTCGAAGCCAACTGCGTGAAGCAGGTTAACTAACTCTGTCTTAGTCAGTCTGTGTGCATTCTCGTACTTGGCTAAGGCTCGCTCTTGGTATCGCTTTTGGTATTGCTTCTGCTCGATCTGTGCTTCGGCTTTCGTAGGCGAGAAGGCTGGTGGCAGTACCACTATCCCACTTGCTACGAAGATCGCCGTAAATAGCGATCCGAATACGATCTTGCCTCTTCGTGTTAGTTTCATCATCACTCCAAAAAGTCATTGACACTTTCTGATGCCTTTGACTGGTTGTGACGAAGGCGATGTAGGTATCGCTCTGTCGTCTTTATCGACTGATGCCCTAAGCGTTCCTTAACCTCATGCACATCTACCCCACTTTTTAGAAGTTGGGTAGCGTTAGCGTGTCTGAGATCATGGGTTCTAGGACTCCACCCGATGCCTGACTTGGCTATTGCCTTGTTCCATGTAGTTCTCCATACATCTCGTGGTAGGTGACTCGTATGGTCGATGAACCTCTGTTGCTTTTGGTATGGCTTTGTCTTTTGCCTGTGCTTTCGCACCGACTCTCGACAAGCCTCACATCGGCAACGCCCATGTGTATAGGCGTACAGAGTTCCATGCTGGAACAGTTTTCCGTCTTTGGCGAATGGTCGCTTAGACATTTCTCCACGAGAAGCCTTTAGTTTACCTGTTGTTAAGATGATCGTTCTTGG